TGGTGAGTACATACGGCTGATTTGATAACCTACTACACCCTTTTCACCATTTGGATTAGTGGCAATCCATCTTCCATTGTCTACCATCTGGTGACGTGTATGTTCATCAATTTCATTTTCACAATGTGGACATATTAATTTTGCGGTAGTGGCATCTGGTATAGCACGACCATTCTCAAGTTGTTTGAATTGAAACTTAACTTGTTCCCATTCAAATTTATATTCATGTCCACAAGTATGTGTAACGTACCAGTATCTTTGATCTGATAGGTTAAATTCTGCGTTGATTAAGTCATTCTTAAACAGTGGTGTACTGGCAACTACAACAAGGGCATCTGAACCAAATGTACTTGTACGTGCTTCGGCTAGTTTAATTGGATTACCTTGCTCACCAATTTCAATATTACTAACTTCATCAAGTAATACAGTACTACACGTGATCCCTCTAAGATTTCCGGGTGTATTAAGGTTTAGCCAGTAAATGAATGTGCCATTCTTTAGTTCTGTTTGTTTTGCATTATTCGCTGCGTTCTTATCTGACTTGTCAGTAACTAATGGCTTAAGTACTGGACTGGTTTCAACTACTGGCATGAATTTACCAAGTCGAAACTTCTTAATTTCATCAGCACTACTTGAGGCAAAAGCAAAGTTAGCTGGATCATTTGCCATCATGTTCATGGCTATTGCTGTCATTACTTGAGTCTTAAGTAATTGTGAACATGCCTGAATAACTATCTTCTTAGTACTACGGTCTTGTGCAATATCAATTGGTTCGCATTGAAAGTTAAAAGGTACAAAACCTAATCCCATACCTGGCCCATCAATGAGTTTCATTACATTACCGGATTTAATCCAATCACTCGTTTTCTGAATCTTCGGCGGCTTGATTGTCGGTATTACTTTCCTTAGTAATATCGTTAGTTTCTTTTTGTTCATCTAAGATATCCATATCTTCGGGTAATTCAAATTCCATTTCACCAAGTTGATATAGTGAATTATCAATTACCTCTTTCAGCTTATCGCGTAAATCTTTTGCATCCTGCATTGCGAATAGCTCAAGGTAAATTTTATTAGGGATTGCTCTTATTGTTGTTTTAATTTGGTACAGATATGCTGTAAGTACTTGCTCGACATATTCAGCATTAATTACTAAATTTTCTTTTTCAAGTAGTTCCAGTTCTGCAAGGCTTGCTTCTGCCTTTAATTTCTTTAATCGCTCTTGTTCGATTTTTTCTTTAATATCTGTTTCACGTAATGGCTTCAATATGTTCTGTACTATCCAATCACGTGTTTCACTTTCAAGTACATCAGTACCACACGGCATCCCTTTATCACGCCACTGGCGAACCGTTGATTCATCATATCCGTACTGTTTTGCTAATGATCTCTGACTTATCATATTTAATAAACTCCATTTTTAATTAAAGTATTTATAGCTTTTGCCGATATAATACTTCTTAAATAGAGGGAGTTAGCATGACCGAAAGAGCTGATGCAAATACTGTTAAAACCATAATGGATGAATTTCTAAAAGATGAGGGAGTAAGAGCAAGACTAAGAATGATTCTCAAAAGAGAACGAAATGATTGGGAGAAATGGCTACAAGTAGAACTTGAGTACTTTATGACCCAATTACCAGGTGTATACGTCGAGAGAGAAATACTAGCACTTCCTGATAATAGGAAATTACGTGACAGATATAATATGTTCATTGATATAGCATTCAGAAAAAAAAGGACACGTATTAATTCATATATATTCCTTGAATTAAAGTGTTCCAAAAGACCTCAAACTTTAATTAATGGATTTAAAAAAGACTTAAAAAAACTACTCGCCATTAAAAAATGCTTATTAGGAACAAGATCTTTTTGGTGTGTAGGTTTCCACCTCAACTGCGAACCTAAAAACATCGATACAATGAACAAGTTCGTCAATGAATGGTACTACGGCTACAGTAAAGTAATTAAACTTTGTGATTGTGGTGATGAAATAGAATGTCAGTGTACTGATAATAAGATTGGATTTGCAGTAATTTAAATTGCGGTGCGGGCGTGTTATTTAATTTCGTATATATTTAAAATAACACGCTGCCGAAACTTCGCGTATATGGGGGTATTTGCAGAGAACCTACAAGGTTTTGCTTTAAAAGGAAATGGAATTGAATATCGCTTTATGATAGTCTCGAACGACTACACACATGGGGAGTCTGGTTTATGCTTTCTTTCATCTTTAAGTTGCTCCAGTTATTTCTAAAACTACCAAAATCTGTACAAATCCAAATTATAAACGCGATAATCGAAACATTTAGTTCTGTCTTTAAACGCTTTTTCAAAACTAAAAATAAAGAGGATTTGAAAACAGCCACCGATGAAGCTGTAACGCCTCAACAATGGCAGGGTACTACGGCTGCTGTTAGTTCATTTATTCCGACTATCTATTCTCAAAAGAAAAAAGATGAATTTGCAGATTCAGTAATTAAATTAGTTAAGAGTGAAGTATTCATTAATGAGTTGAGCAATCGCATTGAGAAAATTGATGCTCAGGATGAAGAAACGTATGTCGCGTTGTGTTCTATTGAAACTAAAAAGCTAATCATTGAAATGTTGGACAAGGTTAATAAGTAACCCACCATTATTAAAATGGTAGTGCTTTAATGGCACTACCATTTTTAAATCATATATTGTCACTGATATGTAAACTACTATTCACCCCTTCCAGGAACTCATGGTTAGTCTCAGTACTGATACGTTGAGGCAAACGTTCTGAATGTTGGTAGTATGGGTGTAGATCAGTTATGCGAGCTTCGTTTATCAAACATCCTGTACTTGACTGTTAATCTATGTACACCTTGTTATAGTGGCACTCAGACTGGAACTGCGGCCTGTAGTACTGCACACCATTACGGATACCCGCATCAAACAGAACAACAGCCTGGTTATCAACATACCCAACAAAGGCTTTATCCATCCATGAGTGACGTCCGGTACATGATATGCATAGCAATATAAGTGCAATGATGAACATTCTTTTCATTTTCGTTTCCTACATTAATTGTTCTACGTCCCTCAAACGAATGTGTTTGTACCTGCCAGTGTTGATACCAGGCACTATGAGGTGATTGCAGTATTTACTCATTTCATTAAGTACTGTCTGGAATATCAGCTTGTCTCTGTTCCCTTTGGTAAATCCTTCATCTAGTACTAAACCGTCATAACAACCTTGCAGTACTGCGGATAGATTAGTGACTGTATCGCTACCCAGATTACCCAGCCATAATTGGTATCTCTCACTCAGTTCTGCCAGTAGCCGGTTACGTGGGCCATCTGAATGATTGGGGAATCCCTCTTGAATCATCAGTCTTAGAAATGGCAACTCATGCTCCTGATGTATCAGTACTGATGCCCCTTCAAAATCGACAGGTACTATCAGTAGTAATCCGTTATCTATGAAGTACTGCCCGTTTGCTTCTATCTGCTTTAGTAGTTCCTCCGAGTACTTATCCTGATATAGCAGGCCAATAATCCTTCCATTAACGCTATGCAATACCGTGCAAAAACCTTCCATGCTCTTATATCCAATGTGAATAGATGATCAATATTTGATCATTTTTGATATGAATGAAAGGTGGATAGCACAAAATGATCAACGTAACTTACTGAAAATGATCATTTTTTTAGCCTTATCGTAATTTAGCCCAAGTCTAACCAAAACGAAACGGTGACTTGATGAGTTCGAGAACACTGTATATCCTTACAGTACTTCGTGATGGGGATACAACTATGGGAAAAGACTACTTTGATCCTGGACAGAATTCAGGAGTACAGCGTTTCGTAACCGTTGATAAGGTCTGGTATCAGATCTGCTTTTATGGGAGTGCACTTACTGATGTGAAAATCGGGAATAGAGTTTTCTTTCAAAACTATAGAGGTACATACTGGTTGGGTACTATAGAGCGTGACTGTTTCTTGTTGGTAAGTAATGTACCGTTTGAAAATGTACAGGATGGTGTGAGTTTGGTTGAATCTGAGGAAAGGATGATACGTGAACATGCATCAGGTTGGTTCGTGGAACAGGGAGAGTTACCATTCTAAGGAAGGTGCACACATCCCCGCCCTGGTGATGGCACATCAACAAACCACCCGTATCGGAGATGTGTGCTTAAAGAAGTATAACTGTATGATTGAGTAGTGGTAAAGTGTTCTCGATTAATGTGATTAAGGTTTGATATGGACATTAAAAAATTTTCTATACCTTTCTTTATTATGGTAGGGATTCTTGCTTCCTTAGAGATTTTGTTTTTTATTAAAGTACTATTCTCTGATTACCAAGGTTTCGAGTGGGGTTCTGTAACAGATTGGGTAAGTGCTTTATGTAACGTTGCGATGGCAAGTGCCGCTGTTTATGCTGCATTACAAGCAAAGAAGTGGCTTAAACCAAAGCTAAATCAAAATGGTTTGCCTGATGCAATTGAATTCCTTAAAAAGGATGTAAAAACTCTACTTAGTGGAATTATTCCTGACACAATTTTTAGTAAGTATGATGATTTGATATGTGTACTTGAAGAAGTCATTGAAAGTAATCGCAATGAAGTAGCAAAGAGATATAATGCTATAAAATATGAATTTATCAGCATGGAAAAAACTTTCAATTTAAAAGGTGCTGAATATATTAAAGATTTTAACTTAAAGAAATCAGAGTTAATATGGTATGGTTATTCTTTGAGAGAAGAAAAACAAAACACCATTAATGAAATATTCAAATTACGTAGCCAGTACTTTAGTGCGTATGAGAATAAAATTTTAGAATTAAAACAAATTACAAAAGTTGATTTTTTTGAAACCGTACAACGAAGTGATAGCAATTCAATAAAAAGATCACTAGAGATGCTACAAAGAGCACGGAGGGAATTAGGTAGGCTTGATAAACAACAAAGAGATATTCATTTATCACTTACGCAGTTACATAAAGAATTAATGGGTGATAATCCTGCTATTACAGATTTCTTTGACATAAAATAGAATATACTTGATCAATACAATTACAATATATTCAATACCTTATCATTTTTCTTGTAATATTATTACAAAAGCATCTTAAGGAATGCTCTAATGAAAAACACTGAAAAAATAATTTGGAATCGGCTACTCCTAGCATTGGTAACAGTACTGTTAGGATTATCAATCATTATACTTTTAAAAATTGTGTTCTTCCCGTTTGGCTTTGATGTGAAAGATTGGGGTACTAGAAGCGATTTACTAAGTTCTATCAGTACAGCAATCGCTGCTGTAGGGACGTTGGGTACTTTGATCATAGCAGGTATGGCATATAAGAAAGCTCCTGACTGGATCAATCAGAAAAAACATGAAACCGCTTATGACATTGCCAAAGATCTTTTATTAACTGATTACAGCACCATGTCAGAAAAAATGCTTTTAGCTTCTAAATATTGTGATATTTATAGCGAAGTCGTATACTCTAGCCCTAATGATATTGAGTCGATATTTACATCTGATGATTGCCAAAAAAAAATTGATAATTTTGACCTCATTATCATCAATCCTCAACATTTGCATTTGAAAATTGACACCTTAAAAAAAATGGGTTGGGTAATCAAACCCGATGCATTAGAATTAATACATAACATACATCATTTTTTTAATTTTGCTTCCATGAGTTATCGTGCATCATGGTTGAGGTTAGATTATTTTGTTTCTGGCAATCAAAGCGATAGTATTGAAAAACAGACAGCTTTTCTAAGTACATTATTCGACCGACCAACAAAGCATATCAATGATTTTTTCAAAGAATACAAAAAACTGAAAAATTACAACGATGCAATAGAGAATTATTTCATTATTAAAAAATAGTCTTGTTTAATAGAGATTAAAAATTGGCAGTACTTTAAAGTACTGCCATATTTTCATTACTTAAGCACTGCCATTTTAAAATCTTTCTCAGTTTTACCAGGATTCTTCTTTAGGTACAGATTAAAGTACTTCATTGCGACTGAGTTCAGTTTGCCACGTAAATTAACATGAAATTCTTGACTATTGTAATGAGCATTCAATGGGAATGCTTTTCGATAATCATTACTATGTTCCCTTAGAAACACTTCGATATCCTGATATTCTTGTGAACTTTTTATTAATGCCTGGTATGCACCATTCTTTAACAATGCAGCAGGAAGTTTTTTATTTGCTGTCTTATATTCCTTGCCCTGAAAAACTACTCTATATGAGCTTGCTTGAGTTTTAACCTGATTCTTAGTCTTTGGTACTGTTATGCTATCAGTACTTACAAGATCTTTAAAATCATCAATACTCAAACCAGCAGTGCTTAACAGGTCTTTGAGTGTTTCAAGTTTTGCAGATTTATTTTGTTTCTCTTCTTCTCGTAATTGTGCTTGATAATTGATTACGTCTGTAGTGAATGTTGAGAGAGTAGTTTGAAGAACTTTCAATTCATCAGGATCAATCGTTGTGATTTCTCCCCTGTCGAATGCAGAAAAATCATATGGTTGGATTAGCAATTGTTTAATGATTTTGGTTTTAATCGTCATAATGTTCTCCATTAACCTGTTTACATCGTCAAGTGAAATGCTTTTTACGTTTGAGCTATTCAGTACTGCATGTTGATTGAGTGTTTTTATCAAATCAGGTGTAATCATCTCCGGCCTAGTGATATGTATACCATAACGCCTGTTTATGCTCGGATTATTTTCAGTACTTACGATATCGATCTTACTACCTACTCGCACCAGATAGTGCGTAGGGTTATCTGAGATCGTTGCAATGGAGTTATTGCTAGTAGTGTTACGAGTTCGCGTGAAGGATCGCGGTTCCCATATCTGAAACGTGCAACGTGTGTCTGTATGTTCAAACACGCTATCAATGTCCTTCTCGCACACTACATGCCAGTATGGGTTGATCTGCTGCTGCAACCTAGGTTTCTTTATAGAACGAGGCATGATAAAGCAGATTGCATCTGCGGATTTAGCCGCGTGATTGAAAAAATCTATCGCCATACGTCCCTTGTATCCAAATGGAGGATTGCCAATGTAGATACCTGGGACTGGATCGATAGTTAGGAAGTCAGCCTTGATGGTAGTATCAAGTACCGGGTCAATATCATAACCAATAACGGTTGGAAAATGTTTACTAAATGAACCATTACCCTCTGATGGTTCTACGTATGTAGCTTCCATACCATATCGTTCAATTATGATTTCTGATAGTTCTTTGCTTATATGTTCTGGTGTGTAGTGTTGATCGTATGTCATAAATGCTCCCATGTACTGAATAGTTATCGGTACATGAGCATTAAACTTTAGTATTGTTTTAACTTCCAAACCCTAATTAATTCATTCTGTATTTTAAGTACTTTATTGGCATTAGGTCGATTTCACCATCATGTAGGGAAATGATTAGATTGGGTATCGCTTCGCTCTTGGCTGTACTGAATAAAATATTAGTGAGCTTTAACAGCGAACGACCCGCCTTTGTACAGCGAAATACTTTAGGCACGTAGTGCCGACCCCGTATTATTATTTGTACTTATTAGTACATAAAAGAGAAAAGATTATGAGAGGTACTGAATGGCGAGGGGAACGAGCTGATTCAGTACCTCTCATAATAGCCACGAATGAGCGTAGCGATTTCGTGTGCTATCTTATTATATAAAGGGATGATCTCTATAAGGCGGTATACCGCCTTATGTCGTAACACTGCGTACATCAAACGGGCTTGCCCGTTTTCCTGTACTTGTTTTACGCCCTTCGGTCTTAATTTTGTCTCCTTTTATTACCTAACAATATTAGATAGTTTTTAGAGACATTTTTATTTTCAATGTAGTGAATTATACTTAGATACAAAATGTAGTCGTTGCTGTTCATTTAGTTGTTTTTGTGCTTTTTTGTTCATCCAATTATCGAATAACTCAATTGTTGGAAATTGCTCTTTAGTAATTCGTTGATATGCTTTTTTCTGTGAAGTACTTAATTTCAATGGCAAGAATGTACTAACTGGTTTAGCACTATTCGTTACCTCAATAGCTAAATCAATAAAGATTGGTGTATCAGTCAATGATAGTGCCTGCTGCTTATCGAACACATAGATATCTACTACTTCATAACTCATGTAGTCACGTAATTTAGTACGTTGTACGAATTGATATAATTCCTCATTCTCTCGTGCCTGTAATATCTGTTCGTATGTAAGACCAAACATTAATTCACACTGTTTTACTTCTACATTAGAAGGTTTGAGTGAACTTAACCAAACGGCAGTTTTATAATCCTTATAATTATTGATACCTCGACTTTTAGGCGGTACATATTTCCCATTCAGTACTTTTTCGTTTTGATCACTGTTCACTGTAAAAATATAATCATTAAGATTACTTCTTACCCATTCTAAAACCTTCTCAAATTGCTCAGGGGAGTTTGAACGTAGTGAAGCAGTTAAAGGTAAATCACTAAAATAATGTACTCTCATACGCTGATTTAGGGGTACTGAACGTTCTCTCAGTTTTATAGTAGTACGTTCAAAACTTTCAGGTGATGATAAGTACACAAGTGTGTTCTCAAAATCGTTAGCCATAAACGTAATATCAAGCCCAATGAAGCGTTTCAAGTTCACCCAAGACATTACTTGAAGCTGATCTTTCTCTTGTTTGTACTGATTAGTACCGCCTACTTTCTCAAAGAAACGTGCATTGAAAAGAAAGTGATCGTACTGCTTAACGAAAGCAAATGCTTTGGCCGCATTTTCAAGTACTACATCATTGAATTCCGTAACTGGTTTAGCCGTAACATGATTATCACCAATTGCTTCAAAGCTATGAAACAATTCATTCTCAATTAGTGATTTCTGGTTAGTGTTTGGTGTTGCGAAGTCATGGAATGATACAACGTCATCAAGGTATATCTTCCACTGACGTAGTAACGAGAGATCATTAATTCGTAAAAATGATTTGTCAGTAATTATTAGTACTCGATGAGTAGCATTAAGTAGGAAGGTATGTAAATCCTTTTCTACGCTCTCTGTACAGCTTCTGGACGTTATCATCTTAGACACACTACCTAACTCATTATGTGTTTGTTCGACAAGCTGTAGAGTCCCATGAACGACAATATAGCGATCATCAGTACGCATTATCTGTTGAATTAGTGCATGTGTTTTGCCTGCACCACAATCAGCACTGATGTATTTTAACTTTCTATAAATAGTCATGTAATATCTCCATTTGTATTGAATTAGCCAGCCTTCCCGCTGGCTTTTTTATTGTTGTAATTGATTATTTCGCACCCTTCACGATTCTTGTATACGTCTGTCTTGATACTGACAAACTATAAAGGTCGTTAAAATATTTTGTGAGCTTAATGAGAGAGTAATCTCCACTCATGTATGCCTTTCTGATTTCTTGCTTTTGTACTTCACTAAGGTTTGTTCTATTTCTTTTCTTGATAGCTTTTTGTAAGTTTTGACTCTGAGTTAACCACTGTAAATTACTGGCTTCATTATTAAGTTTATCATTCTCTGTAATATGATCTACTACTAATGGTTCGGTACTGAATGGTTTTGGTACAAAAGCTTCGGCAACTAATCTATGTACCTCAATAGGGAATGGTTTTCTACTTCCTTTACAACCTATTGTTAGTGTGACTTTATAGTAATCATTACTACTGCTGAAACTGTTTTTGAGTACCTTCCCGGTCTTTGTATTTCTTACATTTCCTAAATTACTAACTTCATAACCCTCATATGAGGTTTTTTTCCATACTTCCATAATTCATCCTTGAATTTTTTGATTAACATCCCATGTAATCCTATTAATTGATTTTAATTAGATAGCACTGCATATTGATTGATTAGATATTGTATTGCAGTACTTACATTGTTTGCCTTACCATCGGCTATGAGTTTCTGTAATACAGCCATTTGAGTTTCATTTATGCGTACTCCTACGCCCTGTGTTTTATTCATAAATTTTCCTTGTTCACATTTTTTAGTAATTTCTCGCCCAAAAACACCCTAACATTGCGTTAGGGTATAAGCGGAGATTACAATCTATTTATCGATTTGCCACATTGATAGTATAAGACATAACTTAAAATCGTTTCACGAATGATTTACTTTTTATTATCTCTCTTTCTTTTATTTATCAATCTTGGATTAATACCCCTTAATATAAGTACTAAAACATAAAGTACCATCATGATGGGGTACACTATAAAGATATAAAGTACTGCAATTAATAAATTCAACAT